GATGGATTCTTCAATGTTAAACCTCTTCCTTTACCTCATTTTAGAGAAAAGGGTTCTGCAATGTTCTTTCCTTCATTTACTTATCATAGAGTAAAACCAGTGACTAAAGGTACACGAAGAAGTTTAGTGGTGTGGTTCAGAGGGCCTAAATGGCAATAATTATTAGATAGTTCTTGATTATAAATAACAGAGAACATTATATTTCGAGGATTCTATGGCAACACCTACTACTAGAGAACAACATAAACAGTATTGCCTTCGTAGTCTAGGCTCGCCAGTTATTGACATTAATGTAGATGATGAACAACTGGAAGATCGTATTGACGAATCTCTACAATATTTTCGTGATTATCATTACGATGGTACCGAACACGTTTATCTAAAACACCAAATCACTAGTTCAGATAAAACGAATGAATATATTGCTATTAATAATAATATTCAAGGTATCACTAGATTATTCAATATAGGTAATTCAAATAGTTCATCAAACCTCTTTAATGTAAGATATCAAATCCACTTAAATGATTTATTTGATTTCTCATCGGCCACGGCTGCTCCCTATATCAATGCTATGAGGCATGTAGAAACATTAGAAGAAATTTTTGTCGGTAAGAAACCCATTCGTTTTAATAGACATACTGATAAATTATATATTGATATGGATTGGGCTAATGATGTAGCTGTAGATGATTACATTATTATCGATTGTTATCGTACTATTGATGGCGATACTTATAGTGATGTATGGAATGATAGGTGGTTACTCCGCTATTCTACAGCATTATTTAAAAGACAATGGGGCTTGAATTTAAGTAAATTTGCTGGTGTTCAATTACCAGGTGGTATTACATTAGATGGTCCTCGTATCCTCCAAGAAGCTACAGAAGAAATTAATAGACTTGAAGAAGCTATGATTACTAGCTTTAGCCCGCTCGTACATGATATGACAGGTTAATATCATGGCAACTAATAAGTATTTTAGTAACTTTTCATATGCAAGAGAACAAGATTTAGTAGAAGATCTTACTATTGAATCTATTAAAGTATATGGCCATGATGTAAAATATATTCCTAGAACTATTGTATCTAGAGATAATATATTCTCGGAAGATTCTTTATCTACATTCGATAATGCTGCGGATGTAGAGATGTATGTTAAGAATGTAGAAGGTTTTGAAGGTGAAGGAGATTTGCTTTCACGTTTCGGATTACAAATTCGAGATGAAATTACATTTACAATGGCTCGTAAAAGATTTGATCAAATACGCACAGAAAAATTAACGACTGAAGTAGGATATAATTATCTTACGGAAGAGGCTAATACAGCCGCACCTTCGAGACAATATCTATCAGGTAATAATGAAACCGAATCCATTGTACTAGAAGCTGGTACTGCTAATGGATATTCTATTACTTCTAATAGACCAAACGAAGGTGATTTAATTTTCTTCCCTATGGTTTCTAAGATATTTGAAATTAAAAATGTAGAACATGAAGCTATCTTTTATCAAACGGGAAGATTGCAAACATATGATATTAGATGTGAATTGTTCGAATATAGTTCAGAACAACTAGATACCGGCGTAACAGAAATTGATAGTATTGAAGATGCACTGTCACTAGATAGTACTCTATTCCAGTTCACACTAGAAGAGGGTGGTGGTTATGGATCAGGTATTATTCTAGGAGAAGATGGCGATTCTATTATTCAAGAGTATACTATGAATACTATGGACGCTCAAGCTAACAACTCGTTATTCCGTTCAGAAATTTTGTCTGATGATATTATAGATTTCTCTGAACGAGACCCATGGTCAGAAGGTAGATTCTAATGAGTAAGTTTAAAGATATTAGAAATAAAAATGAAGAAACATATCATGGGGACGATTTCTATATTCAATACGGCGAAATGTATTATAATGATGATTCTATAGTTGAAGCCGAATATCAAGGCCGAGAAGTAAAACTAGGTAAACCTATGAGAGGTGATGTAAAAAAGTTTAAAGTATTTGTAAAAAATAATAAAGGCAATGTAGTTAAAGTAAATTTTGGTGACCCTAATATGACTATTAAAAAACATATCCCCGCACGAAGAAAAAGTTTCCGTGCTAGACATAACTGCGATAATCCTGGACCACGCACTATGGCCCGTTATTGGTCTTGTGAGAAGTGGTAATTAATTAATGTTCGAATATTTTTCAAATGGTCTAATCAGAAGATATGTTACCGTCTTCGGTTCTATGTTTAAAGACTTACAAGTACAAAGAACAAATAACGCTGGAGTTAGAGTTCAAACTATTGCAGTGCCTATTGCATATGGACCTAAACAAAAATTCTTAGTTAGATTAGATACTGACCCTAACTTAGATAAAGCCGTCGCTATCACTTTACCTAGAATAGGTTTTGAATTGAGCGGTATGAATTATGACCCTGTTAGAAAACTTAATTCTACTCAAAAGAATTCTTATATTCTAACCTCTGATAAAAGTACTCTTAGAACACAGTATACACCTGTACCTTATGATCTACAATTTATATTATCTATATTTGTAAGAAATGCAGATGATGGTACACAAATACTAGAACAAATTTTACCTTATTTTATGCCAGATTGGAATACAACTGTTAATCTAATTCCATCTATGAAGATAAGTATGGATATACCCACAGTATTAACTAGTGTGGATTTTGAAGATGTATATGAAGGTGATTATCAAACAAGACGTACTATTATATGGAATCTAAACTTTACTATGAAGGGTTATCTATACGGCCCAGTTACAAATACTGGTAGTATCACTAGAACACAAATCGATTTTCATGCTAATACTGCTCTTAATACACCTAGAAGTAGTCGTGTAGTCATAGTTCCTGGATTATTAGCTAATGGTTCACCTACTTCAAATAGTGCGGCTTCTGTAGATAGAAGTCTAATTGATGTAGATGATGACTATGGATTTGCTTCTAATACATTCTTCTATACAGATGGTTTAATATATAATCCGATAACAGGTGGTGATGAGAAGCCATGACATTCAATGATAAATTTAGTGAAATATTAAATATAGATCCTCCTGTTCTAGAAGTAATAGAACCTTCTACTAATAATGAAGTAGAAGATGATTATGATTATGCTAGAAAAAATCTAAGAGATTTAATAGATTCTGGTATGGGTGATTTAAATACCGTGATGGATATTGCTAGACAAAGTGAATCACCCAGGGCTTTTGAAGTGGCCACTAATTTGATGAAAACTTTAACAGATACGAATAAGGATTTATTAGAACTAGCTAAAAAGAAAAAAGAATTGACACAAGAGAAAAATACTCAAAATGTAACTAATGCTTTATTTGTAGGATCAACAGCGGATCTACAAAAGATGATACAAGGAAAAAGCTCATGACATTATTTTCTGGTTTTGGTAAAGTGGGTGTTCTTAGTGGTGCGACCGCAGCCTCTGCCGGCGCCTCTGGAGATCCTCAATGGAACAATGTTTCATTACTTATAAATGCTGATGGAGGATCTATTGTAAATCTAAGCCGATACGGAGAGGGCAATGCGGTCCGCTATACAGTGGGAACCGGTGGAAATCCTACAGCGTCTACGACTTCACCCAAATTTGGGTCGCATTCAATACACTTAGATGGCTCTAGTGATCATTTATCGAATGCAGGTGGCGAGATGTTGGATATCCAAAGTGGTGATTGGACTATGGAATATTGGATGCGGTTCCCAAGCGGCGCCTCTTGGTCAACGTCAAACCAAATATATTTTGGCCAAGGATCTAATAATCAGAACTATTGGCATATATCTAATCATTGGAATACAACTTCTGATATTTACATGGCCGTCAGAGTCAGTGGGTCAAGTTGGGCCACTAGTGTAATCAGCAGCTCCGGAGCTGTAGACCAAAGCGATAATGACTGGCATCATTATGCATTTTGTAATGCTAGTAATACTCTCAAAATATTTAAAGACGGTACAGAAATTGGTTCAGGAACGTTTACCGGTAATGCTAATATAACAAATAATTTTTACATAGGTGCGGGATATAGCACTGGTGGCCTCCAGACAGCCCAACAAAATCATTATATCGATGATTTCCGTCTTACAAAAGGAGTAGCTCGATATACTTCTAATTTTACTGTACCTACTGCACACGTAATTACCGCCCCAGATCCGGCAGATTATCACTGGGACGATGTTGTCTTATTAATGGACTACGATGGCAATTTAACTGATACCAGCCCTATTGGTCGCACCATGACCGCTGTTACTGGAGGTGCCACTACCGGTGGTAGTGCTGCTATTTCGACTGCTCAAAAGAAATTTGGCACTCATTCTCTAGCTATAGAAGGTCCAGACGCGGGTGCTGCTGCTACGCGAATGGGTGGTCATCTCAC